GTAAACACATCTGAGATTGACTTAACAACTATCGTGCCCGGCATTTCTTCAATAGATGCTGGTTTTGCAGGAGCATTCCGATGGGGCCCAGTCAATGATGTAACATTAATTGATTCAGAAGATTTGTTGGTGGAAACATTTCAATCTCCTGACGCAAATACATTCGGATCATTTTTAACAGCAACAAACTTTCTAACGTATTCAAGTGCACTTCATGTTGTAAGAACTACAAACACATCAATGAAGAACGCTTCTTCAAGTGGAACTGCTGTTTTAATTTCAAACACATCATTCTATCAAGCAACATATTCCGAGCAAGAAGGATCACCAGTAACTGCACAAGGTGATTGGTCTGCTAGATGGGGTGGAGATTTAGGAAACAGTCTTAAAGTTTCCCTTTGTGGCCCAACACGAGCCAACCTCGCATCTGGTAATACAGTAGTTGCTGGAAACTCTGATGTAACACTTACAGGATCAATTAATGTTCATACAGACGGAGTTCTAACTGGAACTTCTACTCTTTTCGGAACAGAATTAAGAATTGGTGATAGAATCAATACTGCTGTTGGTGGAGGAAACACATACAGTGCTGTCATTAGTGCAATTACTTCAAATACAGTTGCAGCAGTTTCAATTTCACCTACCTCGGTAGTTGGTGCAGGTAACACAGCTATTCGTTTGAAGAGGTCAGCATTTTCAGAACCAACAAGGAATATGTTAGGAACAGTTGGAGTAACAGCAAATAGTACAACTATAACTCAAACTGGAACAACTGATGTTCTTGCAACAGCTTTGAACTTACAATTTTCAGCCGGTGATATCGTCAAAATTAACGGAGAGGAAAGAAGAGTATCTTCAATAACCAATTCTTCTGTAATGATCGTTGCTACACCATTCACAAATACTGCGACTGCTCAAACATATTCCAGAACATGGGAATATGCTGGTATTTTTGACAAAGAACCAGTAACTACAGAACATTCTGGTGCAAAAGGTGCTCTCTTTGATGAAGTACACATTGTAGTTGTGGATGAAGACGGAGAGTGGACAGGAACAAGAGAATCAGCATTAGAAACTTTCACTGGTACTTCAGTCGCAAAGAATGCAAAATACGAAGATGGTACGTCAGCTTATTATGTTGATGTTCTTAATCGTAGGTCAAAATATGTTTGGTGGATGGATCATAACGCTATAGGTGATGCTTATACAACAGCTGGTGCTGATGTCACCGCATGGGGAACAGCTGCAACCGCTGGAGCAGAATATGCTTCTGGTATTACTGGTGGTTCATTCGTAAAAACTACAAGTTTATCTGGTGGAGTTGATGGTTCTGCTCCTTCTGATGCAGATAAAATTACTGCATTTAATAAATTTCAAGATGCAGAAGAAGTTGATATTGGACTACTGATTGGTGGAGTCGCTTCTGCAACAGTCGCACTTCAACTTATTGCAATCGCTGAAGCTAGAAAAGATTGTGTAGCTTTTCTTTCACCAGAACTGGCAGACGTAGTAAACAACGAAGGAAGTGAAGCTGATGATGTAGTTGATTTTAGAAATAATCTAGGGTCTTCTTCTTATGCAGTTCTTGATTCTGGTTGGAAATATCAGTATGACAAGTATAACGATGTTTATCGTTATGTTCCACTTTGTGGAGATACCGCAGGTGTCACTGCTGCTACAGAAGCAAGTAGAGATGCTTGGTTCTCTCCCGCTGGTTTTAATAGAGGAAACTTCAGAAATGTAATAAAACTTCCTTTTAATCCAAGAAAATCTGAAAGAAACACACTTTATAAGAACGGTGTTAATCCTGTAACAACATTTATGGGCGATGGAACTGTTTTATTTGGTGATAAGACTCTTCTTTCAAAACCTTCTGCGTTTGATAGAATTAATGTACGAAGACTTTTCATTATTCTTGAAAAGGCTATTGCAAAATTTGCTAGAGCACAACTATTTGAATTCAACGATGCTTTCACAAGAGCTCAGTTTGTTGGTGCGGTAGAACCATTCTTGAGGAATGTTCAAGGCCGTGATGGTCTTACAGACTTTAAAGTTGTTTGTGATGACTCAAACAATACTGGTGATGTGGTTGACCGTAACGAATTTGTGGGTGACATTTATGTTAAACCAAATCGTTCTATCAACTTTATTCAACTAAACTTTGTTGCGGTTCGTAGTGGAGTTTCGTTCTCAGAAGTAGTTGGTTAAAAAAGTAGTATAAATAATAGTATATAACACATCTTATAGATGGGGGAAGACGATGGCATGCGAAGGCAGCACTTGTAAAAAAGACTTCCCCATCACATCTTTAATTTTAGTCATCGGGGAGAAGTAATAATGCCGTTTTCAATAAACACATTTAGAAGTAATGCATTAAATAACGCTGGAGCACGAGCTAATCTATTTGATGTCACAATGACAGGAGCACCTGTCGCAGCACTTAATGCTAGTGAATTTACTTTTGCATGTAAAGCTGCACAGATTCCATCTAGTACAGTTGGAGTAGTTGAAGTTCCTTATTTTGGTAGAGTAGTTAAAGTACCTGGCAATAAAACATTTGACAACTGGACAGTTACCATAATAAATGATGAAGGGTTTGAAATTAGAAATGCTATGGAAAAGTGGATAACAGCAATGGGTACTCACGAAGGAAATGTAGCAACGATAAGTGCAGGAGATGGAACTCTTTATGGACAGGCTACTGTAAATCAGTATGCTAAAGCTGGTGGAACAACATTAGAAGCATATAATTTTGTAAATATTTTTCCAATTAATGTGGCTGCAATTGATCTTGGATGGGATACAAACGATGCTATTGAAGAATTTACTGTTGAATTTGCGTATGACTATTGGACACATGGAACAATAGTTACATAAACTTTTATTATTTTATATTATAACTTAAACTAACTAGGGGCCGAGGGGGCACTCGCTCCCTACCTCTTGGAGTAGTATATGGCCGTTGAATTATTTGGTTTTACAATTGGAAGATCACAAAAAGAAAAGGAACAACAAGATCACGTTTCTTTTGCACTCCCACAATCAGAAGATGGTTCAATAGATGTAGCAGGAACTCCTGGCGGAGCTTACGCTACTTATTTGGATATGGAAGGTTCTGCAAAGAATGAAGCAGAGTTAATCATACGTTATAGATCTATGGCACTTTTTCCAGAAACGGAAATTGCAATAGACGACATAGTAAATGATGCTGTTGTGTCTGACAGAGAACAAGCCCCAGTTTCCCTCAATCTTACCAATGTTAATATTTCACCAGACATTAAAACAAAAATAAACGAAAACTTTAGAGAAGTATTAGGTCTGTTGAAATTCAATGAAACTGGATTTGATACTTTCCGAAAATGGTATATTGATGGACGACTTTATTATCACATCATAATAGACCCCGAAAATCCCAAAAAAGGTATTTTAGAACTCAGACCGATTGATGCACTCAAGATTAGAAAAGTTCGCCAAATCCTCCCACCAAAAGATCCAAGTGAAAATTCTTTAATGCCCGTAGTTGAAGAATACTTTGCATTCAACGAAGGTGGTATGGATGGTAAACAGGGTGGTCAAGTGATGAGAATTGCAGCAGATTCTATTGCATACTGTCATTCAGGATTACTAAACGAAGACAAGAGAATGGTTCTTTCATATCTTCATAAAGCAATCAAACCTCTTAATCAATTACGAATGATTGAAGATTCGGTAGTCATCTATCGTATTTCAAGAGCTCCTGAACGAAGGATTTTCTATATTGATGTTGGTAACCTTCCAAAACAAAAAGCAGAACAGTATCTAAAAGATATCATGACTCGTTATAAAAACAAACTTGTCTATGATGCACAAACTGGTGAAGTTAGAGATGACCGAAAACACCAATCAATGTTGGAAGATTACTGGTTACCACGAAGAGAAGGTGGAAGAGGAACAGAGATTACCACACTTCCAGGCGGAGAAAATCTTGGTGAACTGGCTGATGTTGAATACTTCCAGAAAAAACTCTACAAGTCTCTTAATGTTCCAGTATCAAGACTAGAATCTGAATCTGGGTTTGTTCTGGGACGAGCACAGGAAATATCTAGAGATGAAGTAAAGTTTACAAGATTCATTGAAAGACTTAGAAATAGATTTAATCATCTGTTTAGTTCTTGTCTTGAAAAACAACTAATATTAAAAGGTGTTCTTACATTAAATGATTGGAGAGCAATTTCTCCTAATCTTCACTATGAGTGGCAGTCAGATTCACACTTTGCAGAACTTAAAGAAGCTGAGATGTTGAACGAAAGACTGAATACACTACAGGCTATGAACTATGCTGAGGAAGTCGTTGGAACTTTCTACTCTAAAGAATACATTAGAAAGAGAATTTTAAAACAGACTGATGAAGAAGTTCAGTTGATAGATAGACAAATTGAAGCTGAAGCTGCGGCTGCTCCTCCAGAAGAAGAAGAGGAAGCTTTCATTCCAAAGAAAGGTAGTTTTATGAAAGAAGACATAAAACTAAAAAAAGAGATGAATGACATAATGAAAGGGGTTCTCTCTGAATCGTAGAACTTACTTGATATAAATACAATTAACTACTAATAAAAGGATTAAAAGATGAGCGACTATTCAACCGAAGATATTGTGAAATATTCCATCTCAGGTGATGGAGCAAGAGTTAAAGAAGCTATTCAGGGTGTAATAGCTAGTAAAATTATGGCGGGTATGGAATCTAAGAAGGCGGAAGTTGCTCAAGCAATGTTCAATACTGTTTCTGGTGAAAAACAGGAAGTAGCAGATACTTTCGTTACTGCAGCTAACAAAGAGACATCACAATAAATGTACACTGTTATATGAAAAAGTTTAAACAGTTCCGCTCGGAACAACAATATATAACGGAGGTTGGCCCGTACGCTAGTGCATTTATGGGTGCGATGGGCGTTGTTGGTCTAGGAATGGCTGGGTTTAAACTCTTTAAATCAGCAAAAGAAAAGATTAAG